TGCCGCAGACGAATTAGAACCAGAGAGTGATGAAACCGAAGAAATAGACGTTACTGATATAGTTAAAAGAGCTGATGACGCTAAAGGTTCGGCTGAAAGAGCTGTAACAGCGGCTGAACAAGGAAAAAACATGATTCAAGACTTAATGTCGAAATTTGATTCTTTACAACAATCACTTTCAAAAATAGATATGGTCGCAAACGAATTAAACATTATTAAATCAGATTTACAGTCACAAAAACCAAAACAAAAAATGGAATTACGTTCCTTAGACTCTTATCCTTTTAATGTTAAATTAACTGACTATTGGGATGATGAAAAATTAAAAGATAATTATGAAATAACTTCTGGAAAACCAGACGGCAAATCCGCAGATGGAAGTGTTAAAGTTTGGAAGTTAGACCCAGAAGATGTCAAGGATTATAGTGCGACAGATATTAAAAAATCTTTTGTTCCTGAGTCAAGGTCAAAAAAGAGAAGAATTTAGTTATAAAAATAAAAAAACAAAGAAAGGGGTGATGAACCCCTTTTTTTATTGACAATAAAATATTTTGAATTATAATTGTAATAAGTAATTTAATGTTTAACAATTTAAAAAAAGTAAAATGAGTAATGACGTTTTAGGGGCAATAATGTCCCAGTATGAAAAAAACAAAAGCACCTCTACTGGAAAATTTACTGAACCAGATTTTTCCAAGTATTTTAATCCTCGTTTGGAAGAAGGTGAAAAAAACGGCGAAGTAACTATTCGTCTTATGCCTTCCAAAACAAAAGGTGGTTCACCGTTTGAGGAAGGGCATTTCCATGTTGTACAGGTTAACGGTCAATGGAGAAAACTTTATTGTAGACAACACAATGACGGTGAAACTTGCCCATTGTGTGAGGTTGAAAAAGCCTTAAAATCTACAGGTAATGAAGAGGATAAGAAGTTAGCCAAAACTTATCAAGCTTCTAAGTTCTATATGGCTCGTGTTATTGACAGAGCTAAAGAAGAAGACGGAATTAAAATTTGGCGTTTTAAACACAACTACAAAGGTGAGGGTGAACTTGACAAGATGATTCCGTTGTTCACTAAAAAAGGTGATATCTCTGATCCAAGAGAAGGTCGTGATTTGGTTATCATGTTAGGTCGTGGTGATAAAAACAATACCAAAATCACTTCAATTATGGCAGAAGACCCTTCAATGTTAACAAGTGATAAAACCAAAGCAAATGCTTGGGTGAAAGATGAGTCTACATGGAAAACTGTTTATAAAGCATCACCAATAGATTATCTTGAAATTATCGCAAACGGTGATACACCAGTATGGGATAAAAGATTAGAAAAGTTTGTTCCAAAGGGTGATGAAACGGTTAAAAAAGAAACAACCACAACTAGTACAAAATATGTCGCACCTGCAGTTGATGAAGATACTGATACGGATGGTGGCGATGAAATGCCGTTTTAATATTTAAATTATGTCAGAAAAAGTAGATAAAGCTGAAAAAGCTGAGAAAGTAGAAAAGACCGAGAAAGTAGAGAAAAAGAAATCTATTGGTAAAAAAGAGTTTTCGATTGATACTTTGAAAAATAAGTTCAGTGCTAAAACAAAATATAAAGAAACCCAATATTTTGATTGTGGGGAAGCTTTTCATAAAGCTTGTGGTCTTCCAGGACCAGTAACTTGTGGGATTTCAATGTTCTTAGGACATAGTAACTCTTCCAAAACAACTGCTTTAATTAAAGCAGCGGCTGACGCACAAAAAAAGGGACAACTCCCTGTTTTCATAATTACCGAAAGAAAGTGGTCTTTTGACCACGCAAAAGAGTTAGGATTTCAGTGTGAAAAAAACGCTGATGGAGAATGGGAAGGTTTTTTCTTTTTTCGTGATGATTTTGATTATATCGAACAAATCACTGATTATATGAACGAACTTTTGACTCTTCAGGAAAAGGGTGAACTACCACATAGTTTGGCTTTCTTCTGGGATTCAGTTGGTTCTGTACCTTGTAAAATGACTTTTGAAGGCAAGGGTGGTAAGATGCATAACGCATCAGCTCTCGCTGATAAAATTGGATTAGGTATAAGTGGTCGTATTGCAAAATCAAAAAAAGAAGATTACCCATATGAAAATAGCTTGGTTATTGTAAACCAACCGTGGGTTGACTTACCTGACAATCCTTTTGGACAACCAGAAATTAAGGCAAAAGGTGGTGAGGCCATTTGGTTAGCATCGACTTTGGTTTTCTTATTTGGTAACCAAAAGAAATCTGGTATCTCACATATTATGGCAACCAAAGACAAAAGAAAAATTGGTTTCGGTATTAGAACTAAAGTATCGGTTCTTAAAAACCACGTCAATGGCTTAGGATATAAAGACGGTAGGATAGTTGCCGTACCACACGGATACATTGAAGATACACCAGAAGCGGTTGATTTATACAAAAAACAATACTCTGATTTTTGGAAAGAAAAGTTAGGTATATCTGGTGGAGCGGATTTTTCTTTGGAAGAAGAAGAAGGAAACGATTTTCAAATATTTGGAGGAACTGAATAGTGATAAATTGGGGTCAATATAAAGCGGTTGTTGCGGGTATTACATCATCAGAGATGGAATCTATCTTACATGATATGGTTAGAAGTTACCTTCATGATCACGCAACAACCATTGAAATATCCGAATTAAAACACCTAGGTATATTACTACCAAACGAAGAAGAAAAACAAATTGTCAAACCATTTAATTTCATGGAGAATGACAGGTCTCAAGAAGGTTAGAAAAAAAGAAAACACCAAAACATTACTTATTGACGGCAACGTTTTAATGAAACGTTCTTATAACGGAGCCAAAAATTTATTCTATAAGGAAACCCATATAGGTGGTATCTATCAGTTTTATGCAACACTTAGAAAGTTAATTGTTGAACTTGCTGTTGATAAAGTTATCATTACATGGGATGGTGAAAGAAACGGGTATTTAAGATTAAATTATTACCCTGAATACAAAAACAATCGACCAACCTTTTTTGATCAAAACTATGAAATACAAAAATTAAGAGTTAAAGCTTACGCCGAAGATTTGTTTCTTCGACAATACGAAAATCCAGATTGTGAATCTGATGATTTATTGGCCTACTATTCTCTTAATAAAAAACAAAATGAGGATGTTATCATATACACAAATGATAGAGACCTATGTCAGTTAATCACTGAAGAGGTAAACCTTTATTTAGCGGATAAAAAAATACTACTTGGAATTGGTAATTATAATTGGTATTTTAAACATCATTATGAAAATGCTGCATTAGTAAAAATCATCGAAGGATGTGTAACCGATAATATAAAAGGCATTGAAGGTGTAACCGAAACAACACTCATAAATTATTTTCCTGAAATTAAAGAACGAAAAGTAACTTTAGAAGAGATTATTGAAAGAACAAAGGGTTTGAAAGAAGAAAAAAAATTAAAGATATTTGATGCTATAATAGAAGGAAAAACTAAAGGAAAACATAAAGGTAATGTTTACGAGATTAATAAAACAATTATTGACTTACATCAACCCCTTTTAACTGATGAAGCAAAAGAAGAAGTTTTAAATCTGGTAAATTTACCTTTAAATCCTGAAGGACGTAATCATAAAAATGTTTTAAAAATGATGTTTGAAGACGGTATTATGTATACTATACCTGGTGGTGAAAATGGGTACTTAAGTTTTTTAGAACCGTTCATTAAATTATCCAAGAAAGAAAGAACAAATTATAAAAACTCAAAATCATGATGAAATATTAAAATTGTTTCATCACAAAAACCTACAATCCTTATGTAGTAAAACAAACAGGAATTTAAAAAAATACTAATATCTTAAATTAAAATTATGAAAAAATTTGAATTTTTACTTAAAATTAACGGGAACATCATCTGCCAACGTTATTTCGCTGTCAGAAATTTTAGCCCAAAGTCAGTCCAATCTTTGGATATACTTTACTGTGTTTCTGATTGTGTCTCTATGATTCAAGAAAGAATGGTGGAGAAATCCGTTGATTATATCTGGAACCAGTTTAACCCATACGACACTCAAACTTTAGAACAAATAAATAGAACCCCTATTTTTGAAAAAGAAGACATCTTTGATTTTGAAATTAGAATCGATGAAAGAGTTATTGCAGCTAAAAGATTTACAGGTAATGTTTACCCCCAGAGAGTAAGATACAGTGTTGATATTCGAGACATTATTCCTAATATTATTTATTCAATACAGGAAACGTTATCGCAAGAATATTTTTCTGTGGAAAACTAAAGAACAAAACTTTCTTGAATATTTATTAAAAACGATAAAAAAATAAATGACTAAAAATGTTACTTTAGGATACCTTGGTTACAAGTTTCAAATGGAATTAATAAACCAAATCCTACATCCCGCAAATAAAAAGTTTTCTGATAGAATCATTGATATTGTTCACGCAAAGTATTTTGATAATGAATATTTTCGTCTTATCATGGCTCAACTTAAAGATTACTATGAGAAATATGAAAAAGTTCCAGCAAATGAAACTTTAGAAACCATAGTAAGAATGGAGGTAAAGGATAAAATCACCCAGGACTATGTTTTTGAAATGTTAAAAGAAATCAATAATCTTGCGGTAGAAGACTGGGAATTTGTTCAACAAAAGGCATTAAATTTTTGTCGACAACAAGAGCTTAAGAAAGCGAATGAAAAAATTAACAAAATTATCGATAACGGTGATTTTGAAAGTTATGAAAAGTGTGCAGAAATTTTAAGAGACGCACTTTCTGTTGGTTCTGAAAAAGATGATGGAACATCTATAAGTGAAAATATTGAAGCAGTTTTAGAAAAGGATTTTAGACATCCAATTCCTACGGGAATAAATGGTATTGACGAACTGACCGATGGTGGGTTATCAAGAGGTGAACTTGGTGTTGTCTTGGCCCCATACGGTACAGGAAAAACTACCGTATTAACAAAAATGGCAAATACGGCTTACAATGAAGGTTATAATGTTTTACAAATTGTTTTTGAAGATATGCCAGATGTTATTAAAAGAAAACATTTGGCATGTTGGTCTGGAATTGAATTAAATGAATTGTCTGAAAGAAAAGAAGAAGTTTTACAAAAACACAAAGAAGTTACTTTAAACAAAACAAACGATTTAAAAATCAAAAAGTTTTCTTCTGAGGGTGTAACAATTCAGGCCATAAAATCATTTATTAGACACGAAATATCAAAAGGGTTCAAACCAGATTTAATTGTTTTAGATTATATAGATTGTGTCGAGTCATCTAAAATTTATTCCGACGAATGGTCAGGTGAAGGTAATGTCATGAGAGGGTTTGAGTCAATGTTAAGTGAGTTCGGACTTGTTGGTTGGACTGCGGTTCAAGGAAACCGGAGCTCGATTTCCTCAGACGTTGTAACAGGAGACCAAATGGGTGGTTCTATTAAGAAAGCACAAATCGGACATTTTATCATGTCAATCGCTAGAACATTACCACAAAAAGAATCGGGTAAAGCGACAATTGCTGTTTTAA